TGGAGAAGCTTCCCTGACCGTAAGGGTGTGCGTAGTTCCAGAAAGAGCAACTGCTTTGTACGAAGCAATGCGATCTAAAATATCTATGTTGTGGTTAGTGGTATCTCCCCAAGCTCCAGATTGTTCTCCAGAGCCTATCTTCTCAATACCAAAACTAGTTGTATACGATGATGCCATGTTTCTATTCCTATGCCGCTATCTTAGTCCAATTTGGTGCCTGTGTGTAAGTTATTGGGTCCCACCCAGCGGTTTGACCAGGATTAATTTGTTCCCAAATATTAACCCGCCCTACAGCGGTTGCGGCCTCTACCCCTGTAACGGGGACCGTAAGGTCTACTTGTACACTACCGACCGCTGTAGCAGCAGAAACACCCGTAACCTCCGCAATCGCTTCTCCCGAAGCGGTAGGGGTTCCTGTTACAGCGGCAGCAGAAACACCCGTAACTGGGACCGTAATGTCTACTTGTACACTACCAACCGCCGTAGCAGCAGAAACACCCGTAACTGGGACCGTAATGTCTACTTGTACACTACCAACCGCAGCCGCCGCAGAAACACCCGTAACTAGAACGGTAGAGGGAGTGTCCCAGGAACCTGTGTTCCAAGCTTCCCTTCCCCATCCGCCAAGGTTAGGGTTGTCAGCCATTAAGCAATCCGAATCAATGCGTTGTTGGCGTCATTCGCAGGCATTGTAATAGTAAAATCACCCGCACTAGAGGACTTGTCCGCGCCAAAATTAATTACACAAACAGAAGGTTTGGCTGCATGAGTGGTATCTCCAGCGGTTCCTGCATTAGCCAATGTAGAGTTATAAATCAAAGCCCCCCGAGCACTACTGATAGTGGACGTTGAAAAAGTAACGTCAGCCATATCAATAAAGGCAGTGGGAACAGAGCTACTGTTATCCCCAAGGCCAATCGTAGCACTCGCTATAGCAGCGCCTCCAGCCGTGTAGTTTGTACCACTAACCTCGTTACCTGTCGTATACCCTGTGGTGTCCGCGTCGATAGACGAACTATTGGTGAACATGGCCAGCTTAAATGTGTCCGCTGCTATTGAACTACCATCTCCACGAGAATGTGAGGTCCAAAAATGAATCCCAGCGTTTATTTCTTTTTTGTAAGTACCGCAAATACCAGATGTTCCTACAGCCATTACAGCCTCCTTATTATCTCTGCCATATCATCATGGCCCTGTTGTTTCATTAAAGACCAGATAGTCGTTCTCTCACTTTGACACATCTTACTCATATAAAATACTAACACTTCTTTCAAACGTTGTCTGTGGGCAAATGCTTGGTCTCGTATAACAGGCGGGGCTGTTTCTGAGACCGTCATTATTTTGTTCAACGCCATTTCGGCCATTTCTTCGGGGGAATGCCCCCTGTTATCCGACGTGAAAACAAGGGCCTTGCCCATTTCTCCTGAGCTTGACGTACTAGACATTAGACCCTAGACAACGTCCCTCCGTACCCGGTCATACCGATATTGGTCTCTTGTTTGTTTTCCCTCACCAAGATTCTTCAGCCACTGAATTGATTCTAAAAACCTATCCGTGTACTGCTTCAACAAGTCTGGCTCTCCCTTCAAGAAGGTGTATGCCTCGACCAGAGAACCGTACAGAAGAGCCAGTTCTGCGTTATCTCCTAACCACGTTGTTCCACTAGCGACAGTCGTTATAGAGTCGGGTCTATAGAAATAATGCAACTCCATCGTAAAGTTATCATTTGGTGTAGGGGCCAACAAAAAAGTAGCTTCGTCCCATGTTGCATAGTACTTAGGTACACCCGTTGTTGCAGGGTTGGCCGTAAAATCTTGTAACATGGTTGCTTGCTTATAAAGCAGAAACTCTTTGCTAGAAGAATTTATTACGCTTAATGAATTAGGAGACAAGAAATCTGCGGGTTTTTGCAGGTAAGCGTTTCCAGTGGAAGCCGTTCCTTGGGACGATTTACGAAAAACATCTAACTGACATTCTTTTAAAATTCTTTCTTCAGCATTAAGAATAAACCGAGGAAGCTGGCTAACAAAAGTCGTCTCTGTGCTTTGGACATAATCCTGTATGGCCGTCTTTAAAGTTGCGTAAGTGTATGCCATATAAAAAACTCATTTCGTAAGAGTAACGGGTCCCGCACTAGCGGATTCACCACCACCAGATACATTTCCTATTGTAGACGTTCCGCTGCTCGCAGAAAACGTATAAAAAAGAGACTGAAAATTAGTGCTAGACGTACCGGGTATTACGGTTATTGCATAGCCAGACGAAGATTCAAGAACGGTTTCTGTGAAACCGTCAAAACCCTCCACTTCTCTGAACCGGACAACATCACCTGTAGCTCTGCTGTGGCCGGGTTCCCGGACCTTAATAACAGCGGAACCGCTGGACGACGTTGTAAACCCATTGCGAGGAAGAAGAACTTCCACAGAAGGTTCTACCCTATCCGGTCTAGGGTCTTTAATAGCCTGTGGATCCGAATGTGTCTTAAGGACCATCAATTGCGGTTGTTTGGCCTCCCACTCATCCTTACCGACAAGCATACCCGTCCATTCCTTACGCATATCCCGTTGTCTATACGCCGCACCGGAACGGTCCGAAATGCCCATGGCGTATTTATTTGAAGCATATTTAGTCATTACGAAAGAGCACTTAAATAATTATACGAAGGTACGACACTGAAGCTGGACCTATCTCGATCCTCCTCCGCAGCCCTAATAAACTCTTCTTCGTAGATGTTTTTCAGGAGGAGAGTTCTGTCCGGAGCTATCTTCAAGGACATATAGTAGGACAGACCCGCAGCTAGACAAGGGTAAAACCGAAAAGGTATTTCTACGGTGTTGCCGGAAGCATCCGCGTCGTCTATTCGCACAAGACGGTCGTATATTAGAATGTCCGTACTGTTTTCTGGGGTAGGCCAAACCTTAACAACCGGGTTTATCTGACGATCCACATAGTACTGGGTAGGCCTTCCGGTAGTCGTCTTAGATGGAATACTAAGAAAATCATCTCGGCTGACTCGAACGATAGAAATGTCGGATCCACTTCTTCTTACAACAGAAGACAAAATGTCTATGCTGCCACGCACGTCGGAAAGACTGGGGTCTGCGGATATGGTGGTGGTAATCCCAGATTCGTCACTGGCCGTGCTGGAAATAGTTTCTCCAGCGTTGAAAGAACCACTCGGGATACTTAACGTTATGGTTGTTGAACTTGGTTTTGTAAGGACAACAGCGCTGGATCCGCTAACGGCTCCAGTAATAGTGTTGCCAACAACCAGATCCGTTGAGGACCCCACAGTAGCAGTAATGGTTCCAACAGGGTATTCGGCCAAACCGGAGATGACCGTTTGGCTTACCTGATCTATAGTCCATCGGTTTAAGCCACGGTTAGCCCAATCAGCAAACAAAAAATTCAAGGAACGGCGAGCCGTCACCGCATCATACCCAGTACGGAACTCCGATCCACAGCGTTCAAACGCTTCCTCCACGTAATCCGCTACATTTGGCTCAAAGTCCTTAGTTCCAGAAACCGCCATAATATGAGAACCCTTTAATGTTAACCCCAAAGGGATAGTTTTACATCGACCCCTAAATACCCGGAAATCTTATGCGTAGAAGAAGGTCATAAGATCAATTGTAGCAACCGTATACTGAACCACTGCGCCATCCTTGAGCAGAACCCCCTCGCCGGGGATAAACGTGTCATTAATGAGCGTGTTGTCTGTGCCCAACGTCCGGATTTTGAATAGGATAGTCCCTGATTCAGGTGCCCCGTCGTATATATTGACAATACCCGCAGTTCCGCCGGAAACAACAAAGAAGCCCTTCAATCGGGTCCGTCCAGGGAAAATAGCCTGTGCAGCGGACGCAAGGCTCCCCACTGTGATGTTACCTGCGTATTGCTCGGAGCAGACCACTGAGGAAACCGTCTTGAAGTACTTGGTGCCGTTTACAGCCTCCGCCGATCCAGTCGAGGTAATAATCTCGCTGATGACCTCATCAAGGACACTGGTCCCTGTGATGGTTGTTGTCTTGCCGTTATCGCTCGTCCCTGCCGTTGTGACAGACAGAAGTCTACCGCCCCCAGAAGCAAACGAGCTGTTTGCTAGTGTAGCGGTTGTGTTTGGTCTTGCTGCGGTAACGATGAAATCGCCATCTGCGGCAACTTCATCGCTGATTGTGATGGCTTGTACGCTGACATCCGCCATGTCGAACTCCTCCTAAAGGGGTGGAAGCGACTAAACCCCCACCCAAAAGATTACGATGTAGCGAATACGGAAAGGTTTGCGGCAGCGCCTGTACCAGAAGAAGTACAGCGAGCTTCGGCCCGCCAGACGGTTCCGTTAAAGGTAAACACCACATAGCTTCCGATACCAGGACCCGAGTTAGTAAGACCAACAAGGTTAAGGAAATCATCGGCAGTACCATCCGCTACATCAACTGTGTTGATAAGTCCGACAGCAGAGCCTGTCGCGCCTGTCATCTTGTACACAGCGGAGTTTGCCATGAAAAACTCACCGGCAGTGCCGAACTTGTGGGTTGCACCATTAGCAGCGAGAACTTGGTATTCAACGATAATAACATCTCCGGCAGTCGAGCTTGCCTGAGCGGGTAGCGTGGCTGTAATTGCAGCGCCGTTAGCAGGGGAAAGATAGTGAGTGTTCTTTACCATAGCGGCAGCGAAAGCGTTAGCCATCTGCGTTTTAGCGGTAATTGTTGGAGCGAGAAGACCTGTCGGGTTAGCAACCCCTGTAGTAAACGTCGCGTAACCTGTTACACCAAGAGTGCCGCCAATTGAGGTGTTGTTACCAAACGTGCTGTTGGTAGTTTCCGCACCCGTTCCAGCGGCAATGCTAATATCTTCAAAACCGTTTTCGGAACGTACTGGGCCGTTAAATGTTGAGTTAGCCATAGTATATTTCTCCTTACGAGAGATAGGCCCTAGAGTCTTCGTAAGCGTCTGCTGGGACAGTCGCTAGGGCTATAATTCCCAGGAATAAGTTGGGGG